GTCACAACCGCGCTGAGGTCCGTCGTCCTTGAGAGGTCGCAACCGATCCAGCACGGCTTACCGCGCAATGCTTCAAGGTCGATCGGGTCGCCGCCGCGATCGTAAGTCGCGAGGTCAACGAAGCTCGATGTCACCTTCGCTTGCCAAAGGTTCAAATTGTATTGCAGGAAGCTCTGCCGCTCCGAGGGCGAGTCGATCGCCTTCTTTGCCTTGTCACGATAGCCGCCGAGGTCGGGGTAGCCCGATCGCATGCCGGGGTTGAGGGCCATCCAAACGTCTTCACTTTTCCAGTCGTCGCCCTCTTCCATCATGAAAATGACGGGAAGGGTCGCAGGGTCCTCAATCTCGCCCTTCTGCACCTTGATCGCGTGCTGGACGGTCTCCCATGCGAGAGAATCTTCGCCGCGGCCCGCCGTTGTGCAAACCACCATCAGCGTCTCGGGCACCTTGACCAGCGCCGAGTCGAGAGCCTCCCATTGAGCCCGGCCGGCGCGTCCTTCCCAGGCATGGAGCTCGTCCGCGATCACCAGTTTCGGGGTCTTGCCGTGCTGCACCTTGCCGTCAGACGCAATCGCCTTATAGCGGGTGTTCTCCCGCCCGAAGGTGATGGTGTGGTTGCTGCCCCGCAGGATGCGCACATGCTGGTAGAGGCGCTTGTCATGCTCGATGATCAGCGCAGTCTCTTGGAACAATTCAAGCGCCTGCTCATGCGCCGCTGCCGCTGAAACCACGAGGCTACCGGCCTCCCGTTCTGGTCCGACCAGATGCAAGAGGTTGATAGCCGCTGCCAGCGAGGTCTTTCGCGAGCCGCGAGTTAGGACAAGGATCACGCGCCGGACGATCCTGGATCCTTTGCGGGCCACAAGGATACCGTCCTCATACAGATCCTCGGTGTGGCGCGGGCCGTATATCTTCTTGATGATTCTGGCCTGCCAGTCGTCCAACACGAACGGGTGTCCGTGCGCCGGGTTCTTCGGATGTTTCAACCGGCGAAGCCAATCCACGGCGCGCTGCCCGTAACCAAAGGGGTCCGGGATTTCGGAGCCGTCATCAATCCACGAGGGAATCAGCATCGCTGTCATCCTCTTGGATTGAAGGCTTCGATCTGGAGGCAGGCGTAAGGCCGAGTTCTGCGGCAAGCTGCCGCGCGATAATCATGCTCTGGTTGCGGAGGCGCAGGGCCTTATAGTCCATCTCCAGAACGCCTTTCTTCCGCGCCAGCATGTCGAACAAACGAACGGAGCCCATGGCCGCGCAGTAGGATTCCAAAGAACCCAAGTCGGCGACGGTGAGGATGCGCCGTTCGGCCAACTCGGGAATGACTCGTTTCCATTCCTCTTTCGCAAAAGGAATGAGCCATTCGGGCGGCCTTATTCTGCCGACCGCCTTGGACGTCTTACGTAGTCTGGGTTTTCTGCCCTTCATGGCAACGGTGCCCATGTTGCCTGCCAGAGATTGCCCCAAGCGTTGTTGTCATTGTCCAGGTCACGATGGCCAATATCCTCGGTCGGCCACGATCCGGTCACGTAGAGAACGGCGAGGCGATGAGCGAGGTAGGATTTGTTGTCGATCCTAATCTGCCGATTGCCATAGGTATCGAGATTCCCGGCGATCTGACCAACCCGCACGCGATTGCTGGGCTTGATCCTCCATCGGAAGATGCCGGTCTCAGGATCGTATTCGAGCAGTTCTTTCAGACGGGTTTGAGTGACGGTCACGGTCCGACCCTCAAGCACGTGATGTCCAGTCCGACGCGCCGGCCGAGTTCGGTAATCGACTGGATCGTGAGCTGGTTGCCTTCGAAGGTGACGCGGCATTCGAGGTTCACGCCGTCGACAAAGCGCGTCCGGAAGGTGATGGTGTTATCGGTCACGTCGCCACGCACTCCTTCCTTGTTGATCAGGGCGTTGCTGAGCTTCTGTGCCCGGAGGGTAGCGACCGTCGCCCAGGTCTGCGTTTTGACGCCAAATACGTCGGACATGACCACGCCGGGCCGTTCGATCAAGATCACGCGGTCGAGGGATCCAGCTTTCATGCTGCTGCCCTCTGCATCGTGCCGGCGACGGTGAGGATGCCGTGCGAGAGGGAGCCATGCGGGTCGCGCAGAAACCGCGTCTGGACGATCGCCAAGTCATGGCAGGTGAAGCCGTCCAGATGCAGCACGCCGTCAATCTGGGCGTCGACCCGGAGGGCTTCCGCGATCGCCGACACTGCGGCCTTGCAGTTGACCAGGCCGGGCTCGGCGAACCATGTGTGCAGGGTGCAATAGGCCGTCGAAGAGAAGCGCCGAAACACCGACTGGCCCTCTCCGATGATGACACACGGCATCAGTTCCGGCCGGGTGGTCACGTCGGCGATGTTCGCGACGGGCACCAGTGCCGTAAGCTCGGCGCTCGCGATCAGGCGCCCGTAAATCGCCTTCTGAAGATCGAGGCTGGGGTCAAAACTCGCCATATCAGAACGCCCAGGCCCGGCTATCGCCTAGCAAGTCGAGGAAATCCGATGGCACGGACTGATCCGCTGCCTCGCGGGTCTCATAGAGCCAGCCGGCCAACTTCAGCACGGCCTCATTGACCGAGGCAGGCGTGTCATCGCCGTCAACGTCAATGCCCTCGGCGAGAAAGCCGGCGACGTAGGCCTTCGCCGTCGCCAACTTGCCCGTAAGCAGGTCGTCGTCATCGCTGATGGTCACGTTCAAGTGGGCCTTGAGGTCGTCGAGGGTGATCGACATGGTCGAAAAACTCCAATTAGGTCGTCTCTTGCGCCGATGAGTGTGTCCGGTCAGAACGCTTCGGCTCGATGTTTTCGACTACCCGGGGGGTATGCATGGCCAGTGCGGCGCGGTGTATCTGCTCGTTCTGAGCCTCTACACTCTTGTCGAGGTGGTGGCGTAGCTCAGCCATCTGTTCTTCCAGCCCGCGAACGAAGAGACGGATTGATTGCTGCATCTGCCGGTGTGCGACATACATGCTGCGCTTGTAGTCGAGCAGTGCCATGCGGCGTGCGGTTCGGTCGTTCATGGGGCGATGCTTTCGGCTTGATTGATGTTGGCGTCGGGGTTCCGCTTGCGGTTCGGATTAGTGTTTCGTGCTTTGGTGCTAAGCGCGCGTTCGATTGACCAACCCCTTTTGACGATGCGGCGGTAGAGGGCACCGTAGGAAATTCCGGTCTGTGCCGACCATCCAGCAAGAGTCAGTGACCGGCCGTTGAACGTGTAAAGCCGCCCGTAGTCGGGATTGCGTGGTCTGCCGGGTGCCGTGGGCTCGGGCATCGGTGGATCAAGCTTGGCCGCTGCCTCGATTAATGGAATGGCATGGGCGCGCACGCGATCTGCTTCGAGGTCGGCTAGGTCGCAGTAGAGGTAGAAATAACGGTTAGGCTTGGTGAACCATTCGCGGGCGCGTTTCTGGTTGAGGCGCTCCGATGTAAGCTTGGTTGCGGACGGCGCCAGCGGCGTGGTGGCGTCGACCAGGGCTTGATGGATCACGGCGAGCCATAGATGGACGCGCGGGTCCGCGCTCGGCTGTTCTTCGCGCATGCGTTGATGTTCATCGGAGGCCATTGCGCCGCTCCATTGCCTGGATCGGACCGTCATGGCAGCGCTTGCATGCGGGTTCCCAGTTTTTTGAATCCCAGAACAGCGCCTTGTTACCGAGATGAGGTATCTTGTGGTTGACGACCGTTGCCGGCTTGCCGCACATGACGCAGCAGGGGTGCTTCTGCAGAAAGGCGATACGGGCTTTCTGCCAGCGGTTGTCATAGCCGCGATCGGACGCGCTGGGCCGGCGCCGATCATGCTCGGCCTTGCGCGCGATCTGGCAGGTGCATAGCTCGCCGGTCGAGACGATCTTGCCGCAAGAGCACAGGCGACGGGGTCTCCAAGCCATCAGAGGACGTGCCTCGTCAAATCGCCGATGGCGTTGAGATCGTCGCGGAGACCGTCGAGAGATCCGAGGTCAGCGCTCTGTTCGTCCTGCTTGCCGCCGAAGATGGCTTTCAGCATTTCGAGGCGACCTTCACGGGCCGCAAGGATTTCAGCGGGCGTTGCGTTCCATGTGTCGTCCGGCGTCCAGGACAACCATCCGGTCCCGATCTGGAAGAGCCGTGTGTGGTAGTCGTCGAACGAGATCGGTTTGCCGGTTCGGGGCTGGTCGGTCTTTTCGGCGCCGGACAGGATCAACACGAATTCGATCAGTTGATCGCGTGCGGCCAGTATCTCGCCGATTGTCGCGTTTGGGGTTTCGGTGCCGCACGTTTCGATCAGATCAAGAGCAGCACTAAGGCGACCATCAGCAAGGTCGCATGCCAACTGTTGAAAGCCATCGTATCTCCCGTGAAGGTAGGACGCTGCGCGCAAGGTCGGTCGGAGAGCGATTGTGCTCTCTCCGATCTTGATCAGATGGGTTGCGCGCAGCGTCATTGTCTTTAGGTCGCCGAGACCTTGAGCTTGACCAGCCGATCCGGGTTGGTCAGCGAAGCGCCAACGCGCTTGCGCGCGTGGAAACGGGTCGTTCCCTTGGTCGCCTGCGAGTAGGGGTCACGAAGCAACTCGAAGCTCACGCGGTCGACGATACGGTAGCCGCTGAGGTCGCCGAACATGATCGGGTAGGCGTTCGCCGCGACGTTCGGCATGTCTACCGCTTCCACGATCGGACGGCCGAGCAGGGTGACGGGGGCGCCAGCCGAAAGCCCATCCAGAACGATGTAGCGGCCCTGGGCGTCTTTGAACTGGCGGATGGAACCAAGCGTGGTCCGATTCATCAGCCATACGCCGTTCTGGGCATGCGCTGCCGGCAGGCTATGGAACATGCCGATCAGAACGTCAGCCGGATTGCTGCTCGGGAAGTTCGCAGCCGCGCCGGTGATAACCGAGGCAATGCCGCTCGCGGTGAGCAAGCCGGCCGGTTTGCCGGTGCCATCGCCCGACACGAAGGCGCTGCCTTCGGCGATGCCGAAGGACTCAGCCAGGTCGGACGTGATTTCGCCCGCGAGATCGTAGGCGTTGTCTTCCAGGAGCTGGTTGGACACGTCGACGTAAGTCGCGAGTTCATACGGCGTGATTGTGACGCCTTCATAGCTCGGCTCGGATTCGGTGCGGTCGGCGGTGTCCGCGACCCAGGTGGCGGACGTCGAGCCCGTTCTGCGCGGATACGAAACAGAGGAGGCGCCGATGGTCACAACGCGCGCATATTGCCGGATCGGCGAGAACTGGCGCAGGAGCTTGAGCACTTCCTTGCCAAATTCCGGAGGCGTAAGAGCGGTGTTGCCGGAGAGAGCCAGCGTCTTGCGCTCCAGATCGTCCAGCTTCTCAGCGCCGCCGCGAAGGAAGGTGTTGAGAGCTTTGGTCTCAAGCTCAGCCTGCTCGTCGGCTGACACAGCGGCGTGGCCGTGTCGATTGATCTTGGCCTCAAGGCCGTTGATGCGATCGATCAGCTTGGGATCGATGCTCTTGGTTTCGAGCGCTGCCTTGATGCGGGATTCGAGGGAGCCTTCAAATTCCTGCAACGCCTTTTGGACGATCGCTGCCGGATCGTTCTCGTCGGCGTCTTTCAGTTCGAGGATGGGAACGTGCTTCATGGTAGGAACATTCAACCTTTCTTGGGTTTCACTTGGGAGATGACGCCGCAGCGAAGCGCCGAATGATTGCTGCCACCGCGTTCGCGGCGTCATAGGATTTCGCGCTGGTGATCCGGGCGCGGGGATGGGCGGGGTTGCGGACCACGCTGATTTCATAGAGATCAAGTGCGCTGATCACGCGGTTGCGGCCTTGCTGAGTTGACGCCTTGGTCTTGAAACCGATCGAGAGGCCGCTAACGAGACCGCTCTTGATCATGCCGAGAACGGTTCGTGCGCGCGGTTGATCGGTGTGGAGCTTCCCCTTCACGACCAAGCCATCGTTGGTTTCGGCGGTCTCGTTCCAGGTGCCGATCAGGTCGGCCGGATTGTGCTGATAGAGGATCGGAAGCTCTGCGGACACGAAATTGAACGCGCCCTTAGTGATCAGGTCGCCGGTGGTGTCGGCACCAGCATTGAACGGCCAGGCCGTCCCGATGATATCGCCGGTGGCATCGTTCACGGCCAGCGTGGCCTTAATCTCCAAACGCTCGGTCATGTCAGAAATCCTGAATCGTCGCGACGGACGCCGTGGTTCCGGTCGCCATTACGCGCCGCACTGCGAACGGTGGCCAATAGCCTGTCGGAGCGCCGGTGAAGGTGATGAGATGGGCGCCGTCGTCTGGCGCCAGAAGCGGCAGAACAACCAGATCGCCTGCCGCGGTAACGACGATCCCCTTGGGATACGGGTCGAGGTCGACCGTATCCGAAGGCGTGATCGCCACGGCGTTGCAGCCAACGGTATCGCGCGAGATGCCTATATAGCGCTGGCTGTCTTTCGACGGATCGTATGCGATGCTCACAACGAGACCCACACATTGGGCGCGGTCGCGCCGGTCAGACTGAAGCGGAGCAAGCAAAGGCCGAGTTCAAAGCCGCCTTCGCCGTTCGCGGTGAAGCTCACGTAGGTGTCGCCGGATCGATCAACATCGATCCAGGTCGTGCCGCCATCGGGCGACTGCTGAAGCTTGGCCGTGCCACCGCCGAAGGTGCCCCAAGCTGCGGCCGAGCCGCGGCCGCCATACCAGGAGACGGGGTCCGTGTTGCCGTTCGCGGTGAGATTAACCTGCATTACTGGTGTCCTTATCGAGAGGATTACCGAACAGCGCGCGCTCAAGAATTTTAGCGGCAAGTTCGTAGGTTTCGATCAGAGGTCGGCCTTCCGCGTATGCAGTGACCAACTCAGCGGCGCGTTTCGGCGCCAGCCCGCCGCCTACCAGGGCGAGCCTGATTGTCTCGGTCAGATCGGATTGATTGAACTGTCTGGCGAATACGCGCTGCGAGATCGCGCCGATTCCGCCGCACTTTTTCTCAAGCTCGCGGATCATTTCGGGCGTGAGCTTGAATTCGTATTCGCCGTCGCCAAAGAATGCGATCATTGGGCAACCTCCGAGTCATCGCTGGTCGGCGCGTTGAGCTTGCCGCCGGCATGAGCAGAGCTTGTGTTGGGATTCTCGAATACGTCGCCGGTGGGCCCATATCCCGGTAGGCCGAGATAAAGTGATCTGGCCTCATTTGGATTGGTGGCGCGGGCTGAAATCAAAAGATTTACGGCCTGTGCTCGGGCGAGCAGATCAGCGCGCGCGAAGCCGTCGAGATTGAACTGGATCGTGTATTCGTCGCGTTCTTCCGGACTGAGCAGTTTCAACTCTAACGCCTGCTCCCACTTGATGAGGTGCGGCATCAGGCTCTGCTCGATAAACGCTTGGCCCAAGCTCTCTATGGAGCGCGGCGTCGAGCGGTCCGTTTCCATCAACATGTGCGCTGGCACGCGAAAAATCTTCGCGACTTCCCTAATCTGAAAGGCGCGTGCCTCCATAAATTGCGCATCGACCGAATTGAACGTGAGGGGCGTCCAGCTCGCATCAGCCGGAACCACGGCGGTTCCGCCCGCTTTGTCGGCAGCCTGTGATGTCTGCCAACTAGCCTTCGCATTCGCGACCGCTACGGGCGACGGATTGCCTTTGAGGGACAAGACGCCGCTGGGGCGCGCGGCGTTGCCGAACAGGCGGCTAGCATGGCGTTCAAGCACCATAGCCAGCGCGATGGCTTCTTTGTTCTCGCCGACCAAGCCGCGCGTCTGATCGTAGGCAGGCGAGGCGAGATGAATGATGTCCGCTGGCAGGATTTTGCGAGCTGGATTTTTCCCGTCTGCCTTGATGATGTATTGCGGCTCGAAATTTGAGTAGTCGACCACGACCGACGACAGTCGCGGATCCAGCCTGATGATCTCAAAGGGCTTGCCATCAGCGCGAACGATCTGGGCAAAACCGCCATAAGGCTGGAGCAGTGAGTCCGCAGTGATCTGGGAACGGAACAGAGAACTGGGCGTCCAGCCATTCGGCGCATCGTGGAGCAGCCGGTAAAGAGGGTGATCGAGTGCCAGCTCTTTCCCGCCGTTCGGCAACTTCTTGTAGATGTGGAGCGGTAACTGCCCGGCCGCCTCGCTGATCGAGCGCACGGCGCAGCTCACAGGGGCACAAGACATGGCCGAGTAGGGCGTAACCGTCACGCCAGCAAGCGTTGGGCTGCAGCCCAACAAGTCGTAGTAGAAGCCGCTCGAATCGG